TTTCCAGATCGGCGCCAACATCATCGGGACCAGCACATGCCACTGGAGCATGTCGACCGTCTTGTAAAATTCAACGAGGCCGGCGCGAATTGAGGAGTAATTCACGTCCGACAGATCGCCAGTCATTTGCTCGTAAGTGATCCCGATGCCCGAGGCGATCGCCCGTAGCTGCGTCTTGGTATATGCGCCGTAATCGCCGCCATTGGCCGGCGCACCGAAGCGGATATCCTGCCCTGGCTTGAGATACTGGATTAGCCCAGCCCCAAGCGTTTCGATCCTGTTCCCGTTGATATCAGTTGTGCCTTCGGAGAGGCTGACGCCATTGTCTTCGGTGGTGACAATCGCCGAGAAACAAGACTCGATTCCCTTGCGGACTAGCTCGGCCTCTTCGTAGTCGTCAAGGTCCCGCATCTTGAGCAGGATGCTGGACATTCGCGGCACGCCGCGAGACTGTCCGGGGCGCAACCGCTCGAAGATATGCAATACCTGATCGGCCGGGATCCGTTTCGATTCCAGCGGCTTCGATCTGTTCGCCACGTCGCCAGGGTGCTGGTTGTGGAGGTGATAGGCAACGCGCTGGCCGATGGCGTTGTATTCAATCCCAGATATCAACCAGCCGCCGCCGTTGACGGCTCCCGTCTTGGTGGCGTCGAGATAGTCCGGCTCAAGCACCTGCAATTGCAGCGGGACAAGTAGCCCATCTTCTGGCCGGCGTTCCCGGTAGCGAATCAGGCATTCGCCAGACTCGAAAACGCAGCGCATAACGAGGGCCTGTAGGCCGTAGAAGTCCAGCATGCCATCGGCGTCGCATTCTGTGGTCCACTGCTCGAATGCTTCCTTCGCGCTGCCAGCCTTGACGGTGATTCCCGTGCCAACCACATTCGCGACGTACACATCACGGGCGCGGCTGGCGTATGGGTTGTCCCGGCACAGTGAGCGGGTGCGATCCCGCAGCTTGACAGCGCTGCTAGCGACTTCGGCATCCGCGCTCGTGGCTCCGGTGATCCAGCCTCCGGTGCGTCGGCCAGTCTTCGCGCCTTCGTAGGCTCGAAGGTTCAGCGAGTCCGCAGCACGGGCGCCGGCGCGCTGTATCGCAGCACGGGCAACCTGGCGTTTCAACCCGGCTTCCGGGCTGAACAGGGTGATCAGTTTGTCGAGTGCGTTCAATTCCGCACCCGCTGAACATAGCTCTGTGTGACCGGCGTCGCGATCGTCGCAGCGGCAATCAAGCCGGCTTCTATTTCGCGCTTGGCCTTTAGCAAATCGCTGATAGAGCGATAGGTGACGCGCCGGTTATCTATTTCGACGGTTAATTCACCCGTCGCGATTGCAGCCTCAATCGCCGCGAGCTGTGTCGTGGTATATGCCATTGTTTCCCGTTATTCCGATGCGCCAGGTACTGCCCGTCGTGATTGTGGCCAATGTGGCGATTGCAAATACACGAAGAATTGCAACTATCGACCTTTACGGATTCGCCAGACAGTCGTTTTGTTGACGCTGAAACGCTTGGCGATTTCCTCGTATGTTCCAACGGCCTCCCGGATTTCTTTTCGCAACATCGGCGAGCGCACGGCAATGTACACTGGCATGCCACCCCAATTCAGGCGCAGTGATCTGTCGATATCGGCGCGCTTGGGCTTGGGGATTGTCACGTGTTCCGAAACAGTGTCGATAACGGACACGATAAAGTCATCTTCTTGCACGGGCGCGAATCCTTTCATTGAGTTCTGCCGCACGGGACGCGAGCAGGTTTGTCGGTACGGATGGCGAATTCTTGCCGCTCGCGGATTCTGAAACAGTTGCGGCAGCCCGCAATTCGAGGTTGATTCCTGACAGGCGTAGGGCTGCCAGAGCGTATTTCCAACAGTCCAAGGCTTCGTTGCGTGGGCGCGTCTGCACCCACTCGGCGTAGGGGCGGGTGCCACGCATCTTCGTCACCAGCTTTTCTGCGGTGAGCTGTGCGAAGTATTCGTCATCAAAGCTGGCATCGCTCGGGAAGTGTATATACGCCGGTCCGGGCGTGATGATCTTCAGGCGGCTGTAGATCAGCGCCTTTGCCTGATCGTCGCCGATTAGATGCACCGTCAATCCCCGCTTGATCTGTCCGCGCAGGCGCTGGCGACGGGCTTTCTCATTTTCAACAATCGGCACGTTCGGCCCGGCCCGACCCTTGACTGCTACGGCCCATCGGCGCGGCTCGCAGAAGGCGTAAACCATGCTGGTGTTGTAGCCGCTGTCTATTGCGACAACTTCCGGCGCCCAGAACCGCAATTCTCCGTCGAGTTGCATCCACACGTCAGGCTGTGCCGTGTCGCCGGGAATGATGATGTGATCCATGGTCCACGCCTCTTCGCCGTCTCCCCAATCGACCACGGTGACCTCAATCCGGTCCTTCTGTACGTCGACGCCTGCGGTGCGGGCAAGCGCTTTTGGCTTTTCGTCGTATTCTTCGAGCCTGGTTATCAGGCCGGTAGCGTCTATCTGGTCGCCGCGCTCTTCCCAGACTTCACCGAGGTGGGTATTCACGAACGTGCGCAACGTTGATGTTGATTTGACTGCGGTCAGCCACTCCTTGACGAGATCGGACCATGACGGACCCAGGCCGATAGGGGCATAGAGGGCGCTGATATGGTAGCCGCGGGCGCTGCGCTCCGGGTTTCCGGATATCCAGCGGCCCGCTGAAAGCATCGCCGGCTTGTTGTGTTCGTAGATTTCGCCATTGCAGGCGATGCACACATAATAGGCTTCGAGGTTTTCGCCTTCACCGCGCCATTTGATGCCGTGAGCTGCGTCGCTGCCGCCCCATTCAAGTGCCTGTGTTTCTCCGCATCGCGGGCATGGAACGAAATAGCGACGCTGGTCTGACTCCAGATAGCCGCGCTCGATCAGGCTTTCGTCTTTCACGGTCGGAGTGCTTATATAGAGCCGCTTCGGGCGGGCAAATGACTTGGTGCGTCCTTTCGCAAGGGATACCGGGTCGCCTTCCTCGCCAACCTCTCCGGGGAAGCGGTCCAGGTCGTCCATGATGAGGTAGCGGACGGAGCGCTGTGCGTAGCTGTTGGGCGAGTTGCCTCCGGACAAAAACAAGACGCCGCCTGGGAAGTCGATCATGTCTTTGGAGTTAGCAGAATCACGCGAACGCTGGCCGCCAAGCAAGTCACGGATAACCGGCGTCTCCAGCAGCAGCGGGTTCAGCTTCTGAGCTTTCCATGCGTCGCGGGCGTCAAGTGTCGGCATGAGTACCATCACCGGAGCGGGTGCGTGGTCGAAGGTGTAGCCAAGGAAGTTGACGGTGGCCTCGGTGACGCCGACCTGCGAGGACTTCATCACCCAGATATCGGTTACGCGGCTGGAAGCTGACAGACAATCCATGATTTCGCGCAGGATCGGGTTGCGGGAAGTGCGCCAGCGCCCACGTTCTCCAGCCTGCTTTCCTGACAAGACACGGTGATCATCGGCCCACTGGCTAACAGTCAGGGCGCGGCGAGGGCGGGCAGCGCTCCAGAAGGTGTCAAGACAGTGGGCTAGTTTTGCGGTCATTCTGTCGTCAGTAAACTAGGGCGCTTTCATTCCACCAAGATTCCACGGCGCGGCCATCGGCAGCTTTATATCGCACTAGATACGAAGCTTCTCCAGATAAATACTCGGCGCGACCAATAATCTTTCCGCTCTCGCCACTAACATCTATTCTTATTTCGTCGTTGAGTTGAAATTTAAAAAACATTTATAGCTCATTTAAAAATCCAGTTATCAGAACTGGCACCGTATTTATTTAATGCTTGCGGTCATGATTTGGTAATCGTTTTCTTCTGCCGCTCAATTGCCAGCCCGATATCTTCCAGTACGGCGCGGCAGGCGTCTGTCAGCATGGCGTGAATCTCATGGATGTCCGTCTCGGCACACAGTACGGGAGCGTTTTGATCGGGAAAAGAGTCCATAAGGGAGCGAACCGTCGCGCCGATGAATCGCAGGCAGGCGTCGACGTCCTCCCGCTCGATCAAATTGCCGATCATCGTCTCGTATTGGGCCTTCGCGGTGAGCGCTGCGTATTTTTCCCGGACGGCACGGGCCGTCTGATAGCTGGCGCCGACGCTCTTGAATTCTCCGTCTGTCGAAGCGGCTGCACGTTTCTCTGAACGGGTACGGGCATGCTTTGCAGTCATGTCCGAGCGGTTGCCCTGCGTCTCTTCGATCAGTTTCAACGATTCCGCAACCTTTACCCGAGCATTTGGGCCAGTTCCCTCGAGAATTATTCGGCCGTCCGTTATCAATTGCGACACCCGGCCCCTCGTAAAACCAAGGCGCGTTGCGAAATCCGTCTTTGTGGATAGGTTTGGATCGGTCAAAGTTTGGCGTTTTGTTGGGCACAATTGACGATAGTGATTAGCTTTAGTAACTCAAAACTTCATAGCCTAGATTTATCGCGCGGCGAAAATGACC